TTTTGAAGCAGTCCCAAGCAGAATGCTCAAGCTCTCGCGGCCGTTATAAAGATATTGGAGGCGGTGGCGAATAAAAATAAAATCACCTATGAAGATAAGTCGGATGTAATTGATAATGAAATAAGAAAACGTTTTTATAAGTGGCACTTAAAAGCATTAGCTTGGCTTGACTTTGATGACGTTTCTCAAATTATCAGAGCTCACATCTTTAAAAAATGGGAGCAGTGGGATCAAACTCGTCCTATTGAGCCGTGGCTCAATAAAATTATCTCTAATCAGTTAAAAAACATTCTTCGCAATAATTATTCTAATTATGCGAGGCCGTGTATTAGCTGTAAGTATAATCAAAGCCAAGAGTCTACTCAAGGCCAAATAGCTAACTTTTGCGGTTTAACCTCTAGTGGAATGCAAAATAGTGAATGTCCGGATTTTGCTAAATGGGAAAAAACCAGAAAGCAGGCCTACAATATAAAAATACCAGTTTCACTTGAAACTAATGAGTATGATCGATCAACCTCTCCTGAAGATCATTATGAAGTCCATGATGCTATAAAGATAATGCACCTTAAAATGCGTGTGTATTTAAATGATCGTCATTATATAATTTATAAAATGCTTTTTATAGATAATATAGAAGAGGAAGTGGTTGCCAAAGTTTTAGGCTATAAGAGTAATGAGAAGGGAAGAAAGGCTGGGTACAAGCAAATAAAGAATTTAAAGAACTTTTACAAAAAGATTGCCAGAAAAATTTGTGAAGAAACAGATATTTTTTTCGAATGAAAGAATACGTTTTAACTAAAGAGGAGAAGTCTAAAAGTCTCGAGTTATTCGACAAGTTAGACGGAGATTTAAGTGAAACAGCCAAGCAACTGTTCAATGATCCTAAGGAAAAAGGAAGTACAGTGCGAGGTAGAGCTTTGAGAAAATATTGGGTTGAGCAAGGTTTAAGTTACAGGACAAAAGTAAAAAAAAGAGTTGTTAAGCATTTTCTCACAGACTCAGAGAAGTCTTTTATCAAGCAACACTACTGCCCTGAAATGACAAAACAGGAAGTAGGGCAACTGCTTTGGCCCGAGGATTCTGCAAGTCACGGATTCGGTGAATCAGAAAAATTTATAGCTTTATGTGATTATATCAAGCAGCAATTTCCAAAAGCAATAAACTTAAGAGACGATGCTGCTGGAGAAAGGTACGTCCCTCCAACAATAAATTCTACAGCTATTAAAAAACTTAATAAGGTTGCTCATACATCTTTAGACCCAAATAAATTGAACGTTCAAGATAAGAAGTGTGTAGAGAAATTAATTACTTATTTAAACGCTCCAAGATTTAATCAAGCTATAAATGCTTACCTCACACAACAAAGTCGAGATCTGTTTGAAGCTGAGTACGTCAGAAGCACATGGGACAAACCAGATCTAACATCTGATGAGTTAAATTTATATATCAATGTTTGTATGGATTATGTCAATTTAAAAGAGATAGAATTGCAAAAACAAAAACTAAACTTAATGTTCGATGAAGCTGAAGGTCAAAATGATTTGACTATGCGATTGACAGAAATGTTAAAAACAAAATCTGAAGAGTATAATCAATGCACAAATAGGATAGATAAAATGTTAGCTAAGCTCAATGGCGAAAGAGCCAAGAGAGTTCAAAATCAACATCAAAGAAATGCTTCAATTATCTCTTTGGTTCAATTATTCCAAGACGAAGAGGAAAGAAAACTAATGATCAAAATGGCTGATATGCAAAAACAATCTGTTAGGCAAGAGGCTGATGAAATAGAAAAAATGTCTACTTGGAAGGCTAGAGTTTTAGGTATTAGTAAAGAAGATGCAATCTGATGTTTCCAACAATTTTTTATGCGCAGAATGTTCCAAAGAGTTTTCTAGTAGAGCCTCTTTGCACAAACATTTAAAACAGCATGATTTAAATTTGGCGTCATACTATACGAAACATTTTCCAAGATTTAATAAACTAACTAATGATCCATTACCATTCAAAACTTTTGACCAATATTTTGATAGAGATTTTTCAACTAAACAGCAGCTGATCAAATGGTGCAAAACGCATTCTACAGAAGAAGTCAAAGAATATATTTTATCTATGTTGAAAAAAAGACATTTGAAAAAGAAAAGAGAATACGGCCCTTTTCACCTTGAAACAAAAAATTCTTTTTTGCCTTCAGTAGCAATTTATAAAGAAATTTTCGGTAGTTATAATGCAGCTTGCGAAGCTATTGGTTGCGAGCCTTTATATAACAAAAACCTACCTAAGAATTTTTTTGATACGGAAATACCTTCGGATTTTACTATAGCGATTGATACAAGAGAGCAAAAGCCTTTAAAGTTTAAAACTATATCTAGCGAAACTATCAAATTAGATATCGGGGATTATACATCGCTAGGAAAATATTATAAATATACATTTGTGGATCGTAAATCAGGAACGGACTTACAGACGACACTTGGTAAGCAAAACATAGATAGATTCAAAAGAGAGGTTGCTAGAGCTAAAGATATGGATTCTTACTTATTTATTGTTATCGAATCTAGTGTGGAGAAATTGATAAAAGAAAATAAGCATTTTAATAGAAGAACAAATATCGATTATATTTTACGGCAGTTGAAAGACGTAGCTCATGAATATCCGAGGTCTTGTCAATTTGTTTTTACTGGCAGCAGAGAGAACTCTGTAAATTTAATTCCTCTGCTTTTATATCACGGTTCGTCTGTTTGGCAAACTGATATTCAATATTTTATTGATACAATTTTATGAGTTGGGAAACAGGCCATCAGATAAGAAGTTCTAGAAATTATAGGACAAACGAAGAGCTTCTTGATTTAGAAGGTTTCTTAGAAGAAAAAGAAGCTAAGATAGCTTTGTATGAATTTTTAAGAAACAACATGACTTTTGCTGCAGATTTAATATTAGGAGTGAAGTTGTTTCCATTTCAACATATGGCTGTTAAGTCTATGTTTGAAACAGATTATTTTCTCGGGGTGTGGAGTCGTGGTATGTCCAAATCATTTACTACAGGTATTTATGCTGCGCTTGATGCGGTGTTAAATCAAGGAGTGGAGATAGGAATTATATCTAAATCTTTCAGGCAAGCGAAAATGATCTTCAAAAAAATCGAAGATATCGCTGTTAAGCCAGAGGCTGGATTTTTTAGACAATGTATCACTAAAACTTCCAAAAGCAATGACGAGTGGTTAATGGAAATTGGCTCAAGTCGTATTAGGGCACTGCCTTTAGGTGACGGTGAAAAATTACGTGGTTTTCGTTTTCATAGAATAATTATTGATGAGTTTCTTTTGATGCCCGAAAGAATTTATAATGAAGTTATCGTTCCTTTTTTGTCCGTAGTAGAAAACCCTACTCAACGTGATGATTTGTATAGATTAGAATCTCGTTTGATTGAAGAGGGTAAAATGACAGAAGAAGAAAGGTACGTTTGGCCAAATAACAAATTAATAGCGCTATCTTCTGCGTCGTATAAATTTGAGTACTTATATAAATTATACAGTCAATTTGAACATTTAATAACAGTAGAGCAGCAAAAAGACAAAGCTTCCCGCTGTATTATGCAGTATAGTTACGATTGTGCTCCAAAACAATTATACGATGAAAATTTGATCAACCAAGCTAAAGCGACGATGAGCCAGTCTCAGTTTGAAAGGGAATTTGGCGCAACATTTACAGACGACAGCTCTGGATATTTTAAGACCAGTAAAATGGCACTTTGTACTATTGAAGACGGAGATTTACCTTGTGTTGAGGTAAAAGGGGAGGCTGATTCAGAATACATATTAGCATTTGACCCTTCTTGGTCTCAAACCGAAAGCTCTGACGACTTTGCCATACAAATACTAAAGATATACCCAGACACTCAGAAAGTCGCCCTTGTGCATAGCTACGCGCTTTCAGGCACATCCTTAAAAAATCATATTGATTACTTTTTGTTTTGTTTGGAGAATTTTAACATCGTTGCTATATGTGGTGACTATAATGGTGGCGTGCAATTTCTTCAAGCGTGCAATGAAAGTGATATTTTCAAGCAAAAGAGTTTAAAATTAAAAACGATAGAGGTACCGTT